CGACCTTGTACGGATAGATTGCGCCGGGTGCTGCGCCCCATGCGCCGATTCGATACAAACATTCGGCGAACGTAAGATATAGCTCGTTCGGAGCTACGCCCGGTCCGATAATTTGTGCGGTCGCCGCTGTTGCCGAGAGAACGGTTGTAATCTTGACGATGACATAGCCGGGGTTCTGATACTTCCACCGCACCGCACCGTCAGACTGGATGCCTTCCTCATGGATTGGTCGTTGCGAACCAGTGGTGCCAGAATTTTGTGCTTGGTAAATCTTGCCGTCAGACTTGCGCAAGTTGCCAGCAGTAACAGATTTGTTGGTTTCCCACGCATCCGTAGTGCTATTGAGCGGCTCAAACCGAAATAGCATTCCTTCGTGTTCCGTTAAGAACACGTTGGTTGTGCAATTTACAATCGTAGATCCGCTGATGCTATTGACATTGAAACTTTTAGTCTCAATCGGCGTTGCTTGAAATGGTCCATCGGATGGTTCAAATAAAGCAAACTGCCAATTGATGTTTCCAAACCGAGTCAGCGTACGCGGCTGATATCCGGGACATCCGATATAAAGCACATCTCCCGATTGTGTAATCGAAAGTGCACACCCTCCCTCTGGGTTTACCAAATCGTTAGCTGCGTAAGGAGACGCAACTTCGTAAACCTGAGACAGATCGCCGTTGAAAACATACGCAGAGAACTCTGTCGTATCAATGTTGTTGCCAGCCGTATCGACTAACTCAAATGTTTTTGCGCCGGTGTTGACGTTAGCAACTTGAACGAATCGCCCGTTCAGCTCCGTCATTCCGATGACGCCATCAATTTTGAACCAGTCGCCGTTGCTCGGGTCTGTGCCGTCGTAGGTCAATACGCCGGGATTTGCCTGCGTAATGTTTGTGATATCAATGCCGTCTATTAAGACAACGCCGCGATCGGTATAAAAGCGTACATAGTAGTCGCCAAACTCAAGCACATAGGCTTGATCAAACGAGAACTCAAAGCGTTTGAGAAATGAAGGTTTGTCGCTGTACTTGGTTGGGATCACAAACCGCGTGCCGGGGCACCGTTTGGCTGGACCCTGCACAGTCGGGATGAATCGCTCCATCTTGAAACAGGAGCTTGCGTATTTCTCAAAGTCTACGCGACCCGATAACAGTGGCCCTACTTCGCCACCATTAAAGTTCGTGATACCCGGCGAAACTCTCGCCATGTCTTAAAGCCTCGCCAGAATCCAAGTATTGTCGGCCATCGACTCCGGTGGATTCTCTATAGCATTCGCTACCACCGCATCGCGAATCGAGAAGCGGTAGTCATTGTAAGCGATCTGTTTCTTTTGGGTATCTGCGGTCAAGGGTTCCGCAAGTAAGTACGCGAGATAGGCTGAGAACGCCATATCGAACGCGGTATCAAACTTCACGGGATCGGTGACCTTCGCGAGATAGCGGAGCTTAAGCGGCCCCGCATCGTTCGAGAGGATGTTGCCCGCTTCGAGCACATATTCCTGACCGCCTATGCCGATCAGATCAGACATATCAGGGGTCGGGAAATACTGCCCCACCTGCACGATACGCAAGCAATCAACCGGCACGGGATATTGATAACTGTAGTCCCAGAGCGGTGTGTCGCTGCTGGCTGCGAGCTGCGCCCGCTTCATGCAAAAGCGCCAAGAGAAGCGGCGCTGGAGATAGTCACGCGCCATGTCAAACACAGCGTTGACCTCGCGTGCAGGCTTGGTGTTATCCGTCAGGCTCAGAATGCGCAAATCCCCGAGCTTTGTCAGCGCGAGGTTTGCGATTGCGACGTTACTAGCGGCCAAGGGAACCCCCCCTCGGCTACTAAGCCGGAGGCCAAATGTCTTGGATGATTGCGTCCTTGATTGACTCAATCGCGTACAGAACTTCGTCCTTGTTCATGTTCGCAGCGAGATCAACACGCAATTCCACATCGGTCGAGGCGGTAGACGCCGCACCTTCTGTGACGTTGCGAACGCCTTGCTCGCCACGGTCAATGCCATAAAAACGCTCTGCCATGTTCTCTCTCCGTTAGAGATGGGGCGAGCCGGTTGCCCAGCCCGCCCCGTTCCACTTAGGCCGTAAACCGACCGACGAGCTTCACCGTAGCGGTCGCGTCAGCCGCGCCGGTTAAGGTGAGTGCCACATCGTAGAACTTGTGCGGATCGCTGGTCAAACCCAGCGCGTCCCACAACTCCTTGCCGCTGTTGGCGATGGTGAACACCGCAGCCTCATGCAACACATCCTCGCCGTTCAACGCGCCGTCCTTGAGGGACAACGCCGAGGCGAAGAAGTCTGCATCGACCACAGCACCACCCGCTGCCGCCGTGTCGTACAAGCCGATATCGGAGATCGTGGTCGTTCCGATGTCGGGCGAGTAGATACGGAGGTCGGTCATCACTGCGTTCGACGGTACACGGAACATCCGGTAGGTCGAGGCAATGCTGTCGCCGCTGGTGATCGCTGCTGTCGCCACCGAGACGCGCTCGAAACCGCCGTCTACACGGGGGTTGTTGAGCACGACCGGGGTCGCGTCTGCGTTCGTGATAAGGGTTGACTTAACTGCTACAACTGCCATTTTCGTTTACTCCCTTATTCCGCGCACAGGATGTCAACGATCTTCTTCTCCTCAGTGCGGGTCGCACCAAAGGTACCCATCAGGTAAACCTGATACGGGTGAGAAGACAGATCACGACGCTGCGTGACGTTGGACATGATGTCGTTCCACATACCGAGGTGAACGCCCGAGGGCACCCACACTGGGCAGCGACGGAACGTCGAGCTGGTCGGCAAGCGCTCGGTGTGGACGAAGTTGATGCCCAAGAACTGCATCACCTTGCCGTCCTTCATCACCGGAGAGCCGCTGTTGAAGTCGCTCGACACCACTTGGATTTGGCCCAAGAGGTCATCGTGCTGCTCGGCACTGATCGCGCAGTACACAGGCTCGGCGTCCAAATCGACCTCATTCTCCATGAGAATGCGGCGAGCTTCGCGCAGCTTGTCTACCGTGAGGCCCACGTTGCCCGAGGCAGCGTAGTTCACCGCAACGCGCTGGTTGCTGGTGTCAAAGCCAGTGGTGGTGCCACCCGCTTCGCCCGTCTTGTTGTCGTTGAGCATACCGTTGATGATCACATCGTCCATCGCACGGCCCATCGCATACAACCCGTTCTGCGCGTAGGCAGACTGCGGATCAGCGAGGAGACGGAGCTTGTCGAACGAATCGATCAAGTCGGCCCAGTCGAAATCTTCTGGGAACACCCAGCGACGGTCGTTCGGGGTGTTTACCGGAACGATCGGAGCATAACGGGTGCTAACAGCGCGAGCAGCGGTTGCACCGTACTGCGTCACGACTTCGGACTGCTTGCCCTTGTATGAGCCAGTCTGCACGGTGCCGCGCAGCTTGGAGCCTTTTTGCTGCAAAAGCAGCGAGATATTGGTGCCGTATTGGACGGCATAAACTGATGCAATATTGTCGGCCATGATAGACCCTCCAAAAAACCATTAAAAAATGACTCTCGGAAGGCTTATCCATTACTGGGGCCATAATCCTTGTGCGATACGCTCACACCGAGCGGCTGTCTTTCCAGCAGTCAGCGGGGTCTTACGACTTGCCCGTTCCTAAAAAAAGACCCGGAAGGTTTCCCCTCCGGGCCAACTCTCTCTAAGGAGTAACAATTAGGAGGTAACGGCGCAATAGTAATCTCACGCTGTTATTCCTGCAACTACTCATCCATCAATTCAGGACGCGCCATGCGATGCAAACGCTCCATCTCCGCGATCGCGCCCGCACGCACTCGCTCGTCAGGATTCATGTAGCGAGACATGAACTCCTCATCCGCGAACATCGAGGCAATCTTGTTGGTCGCCTGCTGCGGCGTCATCGCCCCTGAGTCTTGCGAATCCGACGCGACGAACGTGCCTTCCGCGAACGATGCGCCGATTGCGTGAAAGAGCTTCATCATCGGCCCTGTGCCGATAGCCTGCTCCAGACGCTCTAGCCCATCCGCATCGATTCCCGCATCCTGACCAAACCGCACCAGCGCACGTTTGGCAAGGTCGGTAT